TCATCTCTCTTTACAGATATTATTCAGCAATGTTTTTATATCTTTGAGCTGTTCACCGGAATACAGTTTTCTGTCAATATACATATTAGGCGACGTCCTGCACTGTTTCAGGCAATTTCGTGTCCGCAATTCAAATCGTCCATCAGATGAAATCCCGTCTTTTTTGATTCCCAGCTCTCGTCTGAGATTTTGAAGGATCGTCATTCCATCTTTCTTTCCGCACCTCTCGCCTGTGCATGCAATAATTTCATGAGCCTGCTTCGCCTCTTTTATACTCGGATACATTTTGATTAAACAATTTAAAAATTTATCCGTAATTTCTGTCGTCTCTATAACCCGCACCTTCAATTCCGGCGTAATGCACCCCTCTGCTTCCTGAAGCTCACGCAACAATGCAATAACCATCTCCTGACTGCTCTTATCCCGTTGTTTCCCATAGTAGGCAAAAATTTCTTCTATTTGTTCCGACATTTTCTTCCTCACCTCGTATTATAAAGTAGTAGTATTTATAGACCCTCTCCAAGGTCTGTATGCTATTTCCATCATAACCATTCTTTACCTTTTCTACAGGTATGGTTATGATATATAAGATGCTGTGGACTGGTGTTTCCTCTCTACCACTTTGATGGTTTCAGAAAGTGTCCAGCCACAGTCTCTTTGCTTGATTGTTAATCAGTTAGATACCGCATGACGGTTTATTTAGAACGAGTTCACAACTGCGAAGAGCAACTGTGGTTCTAAAACAGTGTCAAATATATTCAAAGGAGATTTGCCATGATTTATATTGGTATTGATGTTGCAAAAGACAAACACGATTGTTTTATCACAAACTCAGAAGGAGAAGTGCTTTTTAACGCATTTACTATTCCAAACAATGCGGATGGTTTCCATGACCTCTTTCAAAAGATTTCTTCCTTAACAAATGATTTTTCTAACGTAAAAGTAGGACTGGAAGCTACCGGACACTACAATTACAATCTGTTAGGTTTTCTCATTGATAAAGGTCTCCCCACCTTTGTCATCAACCCTTTGCATACCAATCTGTTTCGTAAAAGTCTTAGCCTTAGACAGACAAAAACCGATAAAGTGGATGCCCATACGATTGCTCTTATGATGATGTCTGGAGTAAACTTACAGTCCTACTCAGACACATCTTATCACAACGAAGAGCTTAAGTCATTAACCAGATACAGGTTTGATAAAGTACAAGAACGAGCAAAACTGAAAACTTCTATCTCACGCCTTGTTAACATCCTTTTCCCTGAACTGGAAAAACTTGTTCCTAGTCTTCACATGGTTTCTATATACGCACTCTTAGCCGAGTTTCCTTCTTCTGCTCAGATTGCTTCATGCCATCTGACTCGCCTCACAAATCTGCTGGCGAATGCTTCTAAGGGACACTACAATAAGGAAAAAGCGATAGAAATCCGAAATGCCGCCAAACATTCCATCGGTTCAAATATGCCTGCAAAATCTCTTGAACTAAAGCACACAATTCGGCTTATTCAGGAATTAACTTCTGAGATTGATGAAATAGAATGCTTCATTAAATCCATTATGGACGAAATCCGCTCTCCAATTCTTTCCATCCCTGGTATCAATTACCGAATGGGTGCGATGATCATTGCTGAGATTGGCGACTTCAACCGTTTTAGTTCCCCTGACAAGATACTTGCCTATGCAGGACTTTCTCCCTCTACTTACCAATCAGGTCAGCTTGACGGCTGTTATTCTCACATGGAAAAGCGTGGTTCCCGTTACCTCCGCTATGCGCTGTTTAATGCGACAAAATTTGTCTGCATTTGGGATAATCAGTTCTCTGCTTATCTTGCAAAGAAGCGTTCCGAAGGCAAACACTATAATGTTGCCATATCCCATGCTGCCAAGAAACTGGTCAGGGTTATTTACCAACTAGAAAAGTCAGGGCAGCTTTATCATAGAGCAGCATAAAATTTAACTTCATATCTCCTTTTAGAGCACCTGCAAAGATGCTCTTATTGTCATGCAGTTTTCAAGGTTCAAATATATCTGAAAAGCATTTCTGCAATTTACTCAAAAAATCTTCATTTTAACCTTGACTTTTAATAGTTAGACTTTCCCCCGTTCCTTTAACACCACTTTATATAATCGCCGCAGCGGTTATACCTCTTCCATGACTGCCAGATTCGGAATGAAGAAGATAATGTAATTGTCTATCTTCGCATATTCTCCGTATTTTTCTGTGTAGCAGTCGATACATTCTTGTAAAAATTGTTCTGTTACGCCCAAATATTCTGCTGTCTCGTGTCGAGAATGACATCCGGCGCGGAACGCTTGTATAATTCCGGTCAGTCCGATCAGCTTGTTATACCCCCAAAGCCTTGCTTGTCGTTCCTGTTTGCGATTCTGGAAGTCGGATAAATCTGTTATATCTCCGACAGTTGTATAGTAATGCCCCAGTTCTTCCGCGAGGACGCAGGCTTTTTCAGCGCCATTATCTACAGACGTATTAATTGCGATATTTCCATCTATATAGATACCTTTTAGGTTTTCTTCTCCGAGATAATAATTATGCACTTTTACCGCATTTTCAAAGGCTTCTTGTTCTAATTGTTCAAGTTTATTCAAATAAATCCCTCCACGTGTTTTTATCATAGTATCAGATTTGATGTGCAATAATATGGACTTATTTATTTTCTTGCTTAATAAATTTTGCAAATTCTTTTATGCGGTCAAGCTGTTCTTCTGTATATTCTGTTCCATCAAAATGAGCGGCTATAGTAATAGGTTGGTCAACAACTTCGTTAGTCCAACCCATTAAATATGCAGGGGATACCTGTAATGCGTTTGCAATATCTTCTAATTTATCAACAGGCATATTTTTTATGTATCCTGTTTCGTATCTTTGTAAAGTAGATTTACTGATTCCGACCTTATCAGAAAGTGTTTGGTATGACATATCTAATTCTTCTCGTCTCTTTTTCATACGAGACATGATATCTTGCATTTTTTCGGAAATTTCTTTTTCACTCATATCTGCACCTCCGTATAAACTAATTATAAACTATTTTTTCATATTTGCAACAGATAATTTGGTAAAAACAAAAAAATGTTGCAAATATGGGTTGACAATACCAAAATGCAGGTGTAATATAAAAACATCCCAAATATGCAACGGAAGGAGGGCGAAGAATGTCGTTCGATAAATTAAAAGGGAAAATGACGGAGAGACACGTATCACAAGAAAAATTATCTAAGGTATTGGGTATTACTGTACAATCGCTAAATGCAAAGTTAAACGGGAGAAGCCAATTTACTTTGGAAGAGGTGGTTAAGATTTCCGAACATTTGAAATTAGATAATCCTGTCGATATTTTTTTTAATCCGAGCGTCTCAAAAATGCAACACATAATTGAACCAGAAGAGGAGGAAGTGTGAAAACAAAAGAACTGCAAGGAGGGCCATTCCTTACAGTTTTTCGCCAAATTTGTTTACCCTATGTACTTTGCAGGTTTTCACCGCACTCGATGGCCCCAAGCACTTCTATCAAGTACTTTGCCACTTTCGCAGTTTTGGTTCTGCAATATGCCCGAATGCTGACAAATTATAAGGAATACACGATACGGTGAAGCATTTTAACGAGTGCCGTCTCATGGGTTTTATACTCCTTCTCTGAGTGCGTAACGCCGTATCAGTAATTACATTTGACCAGTTTTAGGTGCTTTGGTGCCACCATTGCGACCTTATATTAAGAGAACAGGCAATTTCAAAAATTCGGTCAAAAGACCAACTCCTTTCATTGCCTCATAGGCATGAAAGAATTTTATCATAATATGAAAAATATTTCAAAGTACAAAACATTAGATTATCTGTTTTAGACAGATCCAAAAGAGGAGGTGGATTAAATGCCGAAAGTAGAATTTCTTACAAGGCAGCAGAAAAGAGAACGTACAGTAGACGAGATTATCGACATATACCGAAAGCGGAAACACATCACAAAAAGTGATCTCGCAAAAAAGATCAATATGCCACGTTCTACTTTTAATGTGAAAGTAAGTAAGAATCAGGGAGAGATGAAATTGGAAGTGTTATGGGGTATCCTGGACGTTTTAGAAGTGCCGGCAGAGGAGCGGGCAAAAATTTTATTGTAAGAGGAAGGACAAGCATGGAAAAACAATTACCTGCGGTACGGAAGCTGGAACTGATCCCGATCGAGCGGAGAAATTTTCCGAAAGCGAATCGTAAGCGGAAGAAGATCCAGCGGAAAAGAAAAGAAAGAGACAATGCTGCAAGAGGACTGGTCACAGTAACAGTCGCCAGCATGATGTTAAACGCGGTGATGGCTGTGATCATTTACATCCTGCAGGCAGGACCGATTTGAAAGGAGGCGAACAAAGAAATGGACGAAGAGGTAAAGAAAGATGCCGAAGAAGAAATGAACTGTATCTTAGATCTGCTTGAAGAATGGTGCTTGAAATACGATCAGGATTATGCGAATGCGGTTGTACTTGTAAAGCATGATCAGATCACATCGTGGGGAAGTATAGGAGATCACGAAGACCTCGTTTGCAGAATAAAAAAGCGCCCATAAATGAGGCGGCAACCTCTAGGACGCATAGTTAAAAAATCATTTTTATTATAACAGAAAGGGTGAAGAAAGTGAAGAAATTTGAATTAACAAATGAATTTATTACAAATATGTTCGGGACAAAGCTGTTCCGCATCCGTGCCCTTGTTGAGTTCGGCGATGTGGAAGCCGGAGAACTTGGCGGGTATGTGGAGAAGGAATCAAACCTTGGTCATGACGACAATGCGTGGGTGTACGACAATGCGTGGGTGTACGACAATGCGTGGGTGTACGGAGATGCACAGGTTTCCGGCGATGCGCTGGTGTACGACAATGCGCGGGTGTACGACAATGCGTGGGTGTACGGAGATGCACAGGTTTCCGGCGATGCGCTGGTGTACGACAATGCGTGGGTGTACGGAGATGCACAGGTTTCCGGCGATGCGCTGGTGTACGGCAATGCGCGGGTGTACGGCAATGCGTGGGTGTACGGCAATGCGCTGGTGTGCGGCAATGCGCTGGTGTACGACAATGCGTGGGTGTACGGAGATGCACAGGTTTCCGGCGATGCGCGGGTGTGCGGCAATGCGCGGGTGTACGGAGATGCGCGGGTGTGCGGCAATGGGGACTATGCATACGCTCACGGTTTCGGATCTGTCAACCGCACAACGACCTTCTTCCGTCTCAAAGATGGTGGCGTGGGTGTACGGTGCGGATGCTTCTACGGGACGCTTGCACAGTTCCGGGATAAGATCCGGGAGACGCACGGGGAATCTGCGATAGCCGAGGAATACCTCGACCTTGCGGCACTGATGGAAAAAAGATTCAGGAGGACGGGAAATGAACAGAAGACAGAAGAAGAAAGCTGAGACGGATGTTTATCACACAGAATTAAATATCGTCAGTTAGTTTGGGAAAGAACCAAAGCTGGATATTCGTGGGTGGTCCGATGACCACGAGAAGATGACAAAAGGAATCAGCCTCACGGAGGATGAGTTCGTAAAAATTGCCCGTGCAGGGTTAGAAAAATTAGGAGGGAAATAATTATGCAGATTATATTTAATAGTTACGAAGAAATGATGGATTTTATGGAAAAAATTCAGGGGCGTGCGTCGGCAAAGGAAGAGAAGGCAGTTACAACCGCGGAAGAGATGAAACAGCATAGTGTTTCAGAAAGTTGTCAAAGCACTCCTGTATCAGCGCCGGTACAGAATGTGCCGTCCGTATCCATGCCGGTTGCTCCGACTGTACCTGTACAGACTGCAGTTCCAACTAGTCGGCACGAGTATACGCGGGATGATTTGGCGCGGGCAGCGATGACTCTGATGGATAAGGGGGGTATGGTTCAACTACGGCAACTGCTTACAAGCTATGGATGTGAGACGTTACAGCAACTTACGGAGGATCAGTTCGGTAGTTTCGCGACATCACTTCGGGGAATGGGGGCGCAGATCTGATGGGACATGATGAAAGAGATCACGCACTCTTAAGTGCATCCAGCGCACATCGATGGCTCAAATGTACGAAGAGTGCTCGATTGGAAGAACAGTTTCCGGATACTACCTCGGAAGCGGCAAAGGAAGGTACACTGGCACATGAACTTGCTGAACTGAAGGTGCGGAATTATTTTAATCCCGGGGACGTTTCCAAACGTAAACTCACCTTTGCAATCAAAAAATTTAAAGAAGATCCTCTGTGGGATGACGAGATGTTGATACATACAGATACTTATATCGATTATATCCGGGATGTATCTATCAAGCTTCCGGCAACTCCGTTTGTAGAAGTGGAGAAACGGGTCGATCTCAGTGATTATGTTCCGGAAGGATTCGGAACTGCAGACTGTATTATGATCCAGGGGAACACTCTGTTCGTAATTGATTTCAAATATGGAAAAGGTGTTCCTGTTTCCGCCGAAGAGAATCCGCAAATGATGTTGTATGCGCTGGGTGCGTATGAAGCATGTAAGATTCTTTATCCGATTGAGCGGATTCGCTTAGGAATTGTACAGCCCCGCCTTCCGGATGGAATTTCGGAATGGGGGTGTACATTGGAAGAGCTCCTGCAATTTGGGGCTTATGCAAAAGAGCGCGCGACACTTGCATTTGCGGGAGAAGGAGAGTTCGCACCTGGAGAAAAGACCTGTAAGTTCTGCCGGGCAAAGAAACAATGCCGCGCACGATCTGACCACAATGTGAAGATGGCGTTCAATTTAGGAGAGCTGCCACCACTGATTACAAAGGAGGAAGCCGGACAACGTCTTTTGGCAATGAGGGACGTAGTTGCATATCAGAAAGACCTGCAGGAGTGGGCGCTGTCTGAATGTCTCGCCGGGAATGAAGTTCCCGGATGGAAGGCAGTGGAAGGAAGACGATCCCGCGACTGGACGGACATGGATGCCGCTTTTGAAAAATTAACTAAGAGCGGTGTTGTGGCAGAAGAAATCCTTTGGGAGAAAAAGCCGCTGACACTGGCACAGGTGGAAAAGACAATCGGAAAGAAAGATTTTGCAGATGCTGTGGGAGAGTTTGTGACCCAGAAACCGGGGAAACCGACACTAGTAGAAGCATCTGATAAGAGACAGGCAATTACAAATAAAGTAACCGCACAGGAAGCATTTAAGGAGGAAAATTGAAATGGGAATCGGAGAAGCAACGAACGTAACAACAGGAAAAGCAAGATTAAGTTATGTACATTTATTTAAGCCTTATGCTGCAATGCAGGGGCAGGAAGAAAAATTCAGTGTAACTGTACTGATCCCGAAGACGGATGTGGAAACAATGGCCCGGATCAATGCAGCGATTGAAGCCGCGAAACAAAAGGGGATTACAGAAAAATGGAATGGGGCGTGCCCTCCAATCGTACCGACTCCGGTTTACGATGGAGATGGAGTCCGGCCAAGTGACGGCATGCCGTTCGGAGAAGAATGTAAAGGTCATTGGGTGTTTACCGCAAGTGCGAAGGTAGATTATCCACCGGAAGTAGTGGATAAGATGGGAAATCCGATCATCAATCAGTCAGAAGTGTACAGCGGAATGTACGGACGAGTGAACGTGAATTTCTTCCCTTACTCATTTGGAGGGAAGAAAGGAATTGGATGTGGACTGGGTCCGGTTCAGAAGTTGGAAGATGGGGAAACCCTGTCAGGGGGACACGTATCCGCTGCACAGGCGTTCGGAGCGCCACAGCCGGCATCAGCAACACATCCACAAAATGGGGGAGTTCAGATCAATCCTATCACAGGACTTCCGATGTAATTTTTTGCGGAGTCGAAAGACTCCGCATGTTTAAAAGGAGAAGATACGGATGAGGCATCATCTATCGATAGATATAGAGACAAAAAGCAGCATAGATATTGGAAAAGCTGGATTATATAAATATGCACAGTCTCCGGATTTTGCAATCCTTTTATTTGCCTACAAATGGGATGATGATCCGGTTCAGATTGTGGATCTTGCTACAGGTGAATTGATTCCGGACTGGATACTGGACGAGCTTGTAGATCCGGATACGATCAAACACGCATATAACGCAGCCTTTGAATGGTACTGTTTAAATCGCGCTGGATATACGACTCCTTTGGAGCAGTGGCGATGTACTATGATGCACGGTCTGTACTGCGGATATACAGCAGGTCTGGACGCAACCGGAAAAGCAATCGGACTGCCGCAGGATAAGCGGAAGTTGACAACAGGAAAGGCACTGATCCGATATTTTTGTGTACCATGTAAACCGACAAAGACGAACGGGAACAGAACATGGAACTTGCCAAAACATGCGCCTGAAAAATGGGTGCTTTTTAAAGATTACTGCAAGCAGGACGTAATAACAGAGTACGAGATTTTGAAACGGTTGGAGCAGTATCCAGTTCCGGAAGAGGAAGAGTTCTTATGGCAGATGGATATTCGGATGAATGCGTACGGAGTTCGTGTGGATGAGGAGCTGATCAACGGGGCTCTGGCTATCGACGCGATCAGCAGTGAAAACCTGACGATGGAAGCTATTGATATTACCGGACTTGGAAATCCGAACAGTACCTCACAGTTAAAAGTGTGGATTGAAAAGCAAATATCCGGAGAAATCTCCGGCTTGACGAAAGAGAACGTAACGGAATTATTGAGCCGTAGTGATATATCAGATGAGGTGAGGAGGGTGCTGGAGATACGTCAGCAGCTCGGAAAGACCTCCATTAAAAAATATGTAGCTATGAAAACCGCAGAGGGAGAAGGAGAACGCGTTCGAGGACTGACCCAGTTCTACGGTGCTAACAGAACTGGCAGATGGGCAGGACGTCTTGTGCAGATGCAAAACCTCCCGCGGAACTATCTGAAAACACTGGACGAGGCAAGAAAGCTGGTAAAGGCGAAAAATTATGAAGGCGTTCGGCTGATCTACGGAAACGTACCGGATACACTTTCTCAGCTGATCCGAACAGCGTTTATCCCTTCTGAGGGGCAGAAGTTTGTAGTGGCGGACTTCTCTGCGATCGAGGCACGTGTGATCGCGTGGCTGGCAGGAGAACAGTGGGTAAATGAAGTGTTTGCTACCCACGGAAAAATCTACGAAGCGACGGCATCTCAAATGTTCCATGTGCCGATCGAAAGAATCACAAAAGGAAATCCAGAATACAGTCTGCGGCAGAAAGGAAAGGTTGCGACGCTTGCGCTTGGATATCAGGGAGGTTCTAATGCGCTGATTGCAATGGGGGCTTTGAATATGGGACTGACAGAAGAAGAACTTCCGGACATCGTGCAGAGATGGAGGAGCGCAAACCCGAGAATCCGTGACCTGTGGTATGCCGTAGAAGAGGCATCGTTACAAACGATGCTGACAGCACAACCACATGCAATCAACGGACTGATCTTTGCGCTGGAAAGCGATCTTGTGTATGAGCAACACTTCCTTACAGTACAGCTTCCGAGTGGAAGGAAGCTTTTTTACCCGAAACCATTTTTACAGGAGAATCAGTTCGGGAAAGCGGCTATCCATTACTATACAGTGGGTCAGCAGACAAGGAAATGGGAAGTGACGTCCACTTATGGTGGCAAAATGACAGAGAATATCGTGCAGGCAATCGCAAGAGACTGTCTTGCGGAAACATTACGAAGAATTGAGAAAAAAGGGCTGCAGGTGGTATTCCATGTCCACGATGAAGTGATCATCGACGCGCCGATGGATGTGACAGTAGATGAAATCTGTAATCTGATGGCAGAACCGATAACATGGGCACCAGGGTTAATACTGAAAGGCGCAGGATTTGAAAGTAACTATTATATGAAAGATTAGAGGGATGACGGATGCAGCATAACAGAAAATTACACATTAGTACCGCCGGCACAAGAAAAACAAAGCACTGGCCGGAAACAGAAATCCTCTGGTCTGAATTTGCATACAGGGTAAAAACTCCGGTACGAAGTACGGAGACAGTGGAAGAATATCTTGCGATGCCGAAATACCGACAGGATGAATTAAAAGATGTCGGTGGTTTTGTGGGCGGCACATTTGAGAATAATATCCGGAAAGCTGCTTATGTAAAGGGCAGAGATCTTCTGACTCTGGACATGGATAACATCCCCGCAGGCGGTACGGATGAGATTTTGAAACGGGTATCCGGTTTGGGGTGCGCGGCTCTGGTCTACAGCACAAGAAAACACGCTGGGTATGCGCCCAGACTCCGTGTGATTGTACCACTGGATGCGACCGCGTCAGCGGATGAATATGAGCCGGCGGCAAGAAAGCTGGCATCTCTGATCGGAATGGAATTCTGTGACCCTACTACCTTTGATGTGTCGAGGCTAATGTACTGGCCAAGCTGCTGCAAAGACGGGGAATACATCGTTGAAGTATACGATCACCCATTCTGCAGCCTGTCCGGTCTCCTTCAGATGTACGGAGACTGGACAGATATTTCGCAATGGCCACAGGTGCCGGGAACGGCAGCAATCGAAAAGAGACGGCTTGCGAAACAGGAAGACCCGACTACAAAGCGTGGAATCATCGGTGCATTCTGCCGGACATACACGATCTCTCAGGCAATGGAGAAGTTCATTCCGGGGATGTATGATCCTACGGATATTGAGGGACGTTATACCTACACTGGCGGGTCTACGGTGGGCGGTGCAGTTGTGTATGACGGGGATCTGTTCCTTTATTCTCACCACGCAACGGATCCGTGTTCCGGCATGCTCGTTAATGCCTTTGATCTTGTGCGCCTACATATGTACGGTGATAAGGATCGGGACGCGAAAGACGGAACTCCTGTGAATAAACTGCCGTCCTTTGTGGCTATGAGCCATTTGGCAGTTGGCGATAAGGGAGTTTCCGATTTGCTTGCGAAAGAGAAGATGGAACAGGCTCGACAGGCATTCCAAGCAGAGGAGGGAGAGACAGTATCGGAAGATGACCTGTCTTGGATCTCCCGACTTACCCATGACGGAAACGGAAAAATAGAAAAGACGATCAATAACGCGGTGCTCATCTTGCAGAATGACCCTCTTTTAAAAGGGAAGATTGTGACGGATGAATTTGCAAGCTGCGGCTTGATCCTCGGAAAAGTTCCGTGGAGTGCGGGCGAGGAAAAGCGGAGATGGAAAGATGAAGATGATGCGGGCTTCTATAATTATATGGAATTGTTCTACGGGATTACCGGTAGAGAGAAGTTGGATAATGCACTCCTGATCGTGAGTAGTCAGAACCGCATCAACGACGTGAAAGAGTATTTGAAATCCTTAAAATGGGACGGACAGAATCGGCTAGATACACTTCTGAGCGTGTATTTGGGTGCTGAGGATAACGGCTACACAAGGGCCGTCATGCGTAAGTCTCTGTGTGCAGCGGTGGCCCGGGCGGTCACAGGTGGCGTGAAATATGATTATATGCCAATCTTTACCGGTCCGCAGGGAATCGGAAAGAGTACGTTCCTGCGGATACTGGGAAAAGACTGGTTTTCCGATTCCCTGACTAGTTTTGAGGGAAAAGAGGCCGCAGAACTTATACAGGGAACGTGGATCAATGAGGTGGGGGAACTGACTGCTATGACAAAGCAGGAGACCAATGCGGTCAAGCAGTTTTTAAGTAAGACAGACGATATCTACCGTGCCGCCTATGGGCGCAGAACAAACAAATATCCGCGCCGCTGCGTCTTCTTCGGAACGAGCAACGAAGAAGAGTTTTTAAAGGACATGACGGGAAATAGACGGTTCTGGCCAGTGGATGTGGGCGTGCATCCGGCAAAGAAGTCCGTGTGGCAGGATCTGCCACAGGAGGTGGATCAGATATGGGCGGAGGCATACACCTATTGGCTGTTGGGGGAACCACTGTATATGACTAAGGAAGAAGAACAACTGGCGGAAGAGATGCAGGAGAGCCACAGAGAGGCATCCGGGAAGGAAGGGTTGATCCGGGAATTCTTAGAACGTCTGATTCCTTCGAACTGGGATTCCTTAAGCCTGTCGCAGCGCAGACAATTTTACGCAGGAAGCCTGCATCTTCCAAAGGGAACGGAATTGGTAGAAAGAGATAAAGTTTGCGCGATGGAAGTGTGGGCAGAATGCTTTAATGGGGATGTGAAATTTATGAAGAAAACCGACAGCATGGAGATAAACGGTATCCTGGCATCAATAAAAGGATGGAAACGAAATAAAAGCGTGAGACGCTACGGTGTATATGGGACACAAAAAGGATTTGAAAGGGTGTAAACAATCAAGAGTAAACTATCAGAGACAGTTGGTATACGGGTTAAAAATCAACAGTAAACCCAGTAAACGATAAATTTTTAAAAGTTTACATACTTAGTTTGTTGGAAAACCCAGTAAAATCAAAGGTTTTCTACTATATGTAAACTATGTAAACCAACTTTCTATAGTAATGAAAAAATATATAAATTAGGTATAGGGGGTGTGTACCTGACGTACCTAATACGGGTATATATACACGTGTGTGTGAGAGTTTACGAGACATGGAGAGGAGAAACGAGGATGGAGAAAAGTTGTTCTGTGTGGTTGGGAGAATATTTAATGTCCGAAGGGGCTGTTCTGTGTGATGAGGTCAGAAAGCAGGCCAGATCACAAGGATACAGGAGTTCTGATCTGAAGAAAGCAAGGAAGGAACTTCAAGTGAAGACATTTCATCAATTCGACGATGACGGGGCGACAGATAATTGGTTTTGGTATTTGGAGGTGTAACGAGTATGAGAGAAAGAGAAGTAGAAAAAATGCTGGTGGACGGAATCCGAAAACTGGGCGGCAGAGCGTTCAAGTGGGTAAGCCCCGGTAATGACGGTGTGCCTGACAGGATCGTGGTTCTTCCGGGATATCCGGCGGTGTTCGTGGAGCTGAAAACAATAACAGGGAGACTGACATCGTTGCAGCGAATACAGATCGATCGCCTGCGTGCTATGGGACAGGATGTGAGGGTGCTTCGCGGAGAGCGTGAGGTGAAGCTGTTTTTGGAAGAGTGTAAGGAGAAGTTGAGGGATGAAGCGGGAACTAAAATGTGATTTTTGTGGGAAGAGGATGTATAAATATCCGTCGCAGATACACCGGCATAATTTCTGTTCTCGTAAGTGCCTGGCTGACTTTTCAAGCCGTGAGAAAAATCCAGAAGCGTATAACGACTTGAAAGATTATGGGAATATATCGGAGCACATGAAACAGTTGAATGCAGTGATGAATCCGTCGAGAATGGATTTTCCTACTAGAGCGAAATTAAGCGTTAAAAGGCGCGGAAGTGGATCCGGAAAGTCCTATGCGAAGTCGTTCGGGAGACATACGCACCGAATGGTAGCAGAGCGAATGTTAGGGAGAAAGTTGAAACCTGGAGAAGTCGTGCATCATATCGACGGAAACAAGAGAAATAATGCGCCGGAAAATCTGATGGTGTTTTCCGGTCAGTCAGAGCACGCAAAATGGCACGGGTTACATGGGAGGTGATGCTATATGATGTTCAAACCGCACGGTTATCAGCAATACTGCATAAACAAAATCATTGAGATTAAAAAAATCGGGCTTTTTTTGGACATGGGTTAATGGTTTGGGAAAGACAGTCACGACCCTGACTGCGATCCGGGAATTGAAGTATGATCGATTCCAAGTTAAAAAAGTTCTGGTAATCGCGCCGAAAAAAGTAGCGGAGGGTACATGGACGAAAGAGAAAGATAAATGGGATCACACAAAGATCTTGAGGGTTTCTCCGGTTCTGGGAAGCCAGACAAAACGAATCCGGGCATTAAACACGCCGGCAGATATTTATATTATCAACCGGGAGAATGTATGCTGGCTGGTGGATTACTACCGGAACAGCTGGCCGTTTGATATGGTGGTCATCGATGAGTCCAGCAGCTTTAAGAGTCACAAGGCGAAGAGGTTCAAATCTCTGGCAAGTGTTGGGACGCATATCGACAGAATTGTGGAGCTTACAGGTACGCCATCCCCAAATGGACTTGAGGACTTATGGGCGCAGGTATTCCTTCTGGATGGAGGCGAACGTCTGGGACGGAGATACACACAGTTCCGGGAACGGTATTTTGATCCCGGGGACAGGGGCAGAGATGTGATATATAACTACAAGGCAAAGCCGGGAACGGAAGAAAGCATCTTGCAAAAAATTTCGGATATCTGCATCTCCATGAAAGCGGAGGATTACTTACAGCTTCCGGAAGTTACTTGTCACGAAATCCCGGTAATGCTGGATGATAAATCAAGAAAAGCCTATGCCGACTTGGAACGGAAGATGGTACTGGAGCTTCCGGAAGATGAGGAGGAGATTAGCGTGACTAGTGCAGCGGCGTTAAGCAATAAGCTTCTACAACTTGGAAACGGGGCAATTTATGACGAGGATCGGAATATCCACGAGGTGCATAACTGCAAGATCGAGGCATTTATGGAGTTGATTGAATCTCTGCAAGGAAAGCCGGCACTAGTGTTTTACAATTTCCAGCATGACCGGATCCGGCTGTTGGAGGCGCTCAAGAAAACAAAGTTGCGTGTCCGGGAGTTGAAAAACACATGGGATGAGGATGATTGGAATGCCGGACAGATCGACATCCTTCTGACTCATCCGGCAAGCAGCGCTTACGGACTGAACCTGCAGCAAGGTGGAAATCATGTCATTTGGTTCGGGTTGACTTGGAATTATGAGTTGTACACTCAAGCAAACAAGAGATTGCACCGACAGGGGCAGACAGAACGAGTGATCATCCACCACCTTGTGTGTGTGGATACCCGGGATGAGGATGTGATGAAGGCGTTGGAAAAGAAAGATGATGTGCAGGCATGGGTGATGCAGAGTTTAAAGGCAAGGATCAAAGCAATTAGGGAGAAGCAGGTATGACGAATGCACAGAAAAAAAAAGAGGATTGAAAGCCACTGGGATCATCCGGTGATCTGTCCGGGATGTGGAAAAGAAATCAAACCGGATGATGATATGGGGAATGTGGAATATGTGAGGACAAAGAGAAAAACAGATATTTTCTTTCATACAGAGTGTATGGATAAAGTGTGGCAATAGAAGACATATGAGGTGAATCGATGAAAAATGAAACAAAAAGCATAGTAACGATCATTGAAGAGGTTTGTGAGGACGTTTGCGAAAACTACTGTGAGTACAGAAATACGATAGACGACTACGGCGAGTGTGATATGCAACGAGAGAGCGGCGAATGTCCGTTAGATCGGTTGAATTAAGTTGATTTTAATGGAGAGGTAAAAATGGAAAGCGATGCGGGAAAAGACGGATCACGGAAACGAATGTACAGAAAGTGTTACGACGTAGAGAAACTGAAAAAATACGTGAATGAAGGAAAGTCGAACGTAGAAATAGCATATTTGTTAGACATATCAGTAGCAACGGTTATAGCTGGAGTGAAAGCGTATGGATTAAAAGGGATGCGGAAACGTGGCAGACCGAAAAAGGAGCTGATACATTGAGCAATACAAACGAACCTAGCGCTGCCGCGCTGATCCGGGCGCAGGGGCAGCAGATCCGGCGGGAGACAACGTGGGAATATTTACAGAGACGATGTGGATTAAGGGGTGATGCGGATGGACAAGAAAAAACTCAGCCAGTTACGGCCACTGAAGAAAGAGCTGGAGCTGATCGACAGAAAACTGGACAGGCTGTATGAGCGACAGGAGAATGTTCCGGTAGTGTTAGGAAAAGTGGTTGGGTCAAGCAAGGATTTCCCGTATACGGAAGTTAGAATGACGGTTCAGATGGATGAGCCGAAAGAGGCGGATGAGATTAGCAAGCAGATGCGGATCCGGAAGCAACGCAGAGAGCAGGTAGAGAGCCTGATTACAGAGATTGAGCAGTTCATTGCAGAGATTCCGGACAGCAGAGACCGGCAGATATTCGAGTTGATTTACATAGATGGGAAAAAGCAGAGGGAGGTTGCGGGTATAGTGGGATATAGTCGTTCGAGAATATCCCAGATAATCAATGGGTATTTGAAAGATTAACACAATTAACAAAAATAATATGCTATAATTATTCTAGAGCCAAAAGGTAAAGCGCCTGCGGCTCTTCCCCCTACTCTTGCGTAAACCAAGTAAAGACGTCCTGCATTTGCGGGGCGTTTTTCTGTTGCGTTTATGAAAATTTAACAAAATTGTGAATTTTCGTCGGGCTAGTTGATTTTTATCGAAAACCCGATATAATAAAAGTAAAAGGAAGCTATTTTACCTTGGAGGGAAAAGTAGGCGTTCTTTTTTGCACCATTTAGGCGGAATTTCGCTCTAAATAAGGCAAAGGAGGGAGAAATTATGGCAACATCCACATTCGGCAAACAGTTCGCTGTGAAACCGGAGAAAGCACATGATTTTGTGAAAGAAATGACTAAGAAAGTGGCTCCCACACTGAGTAGTGATTTCAAAACTCACTTAAAACATGAAAAAGATTTGAAAGAAAATCTTCGGAGAGCACTTAAGTAAATGATTGAATATTTAGTTGTACCAATGGGAGAAATAGTAAACAAAGGGTACGATGCAGAAAAAATCGAAAGTGCATTTAAAAAGTTCTCTTGTCATCGTGAGATTGATTTAGAGGACTTTTTAGTGCATAAAGCTATACCTTATGAAAATACTAATTATGGGAAAACATACCTTCTAGTTGATCAAAAACAACTGGAAGACGGAAAGTTCAGGGTATTGGCATATTTTACGATAGCTCAGAAGTCGTTAGACATTTCAATCCTATCGAACAAGCGGAAGAGGAAAGTTCTCGGTAATTATCCTGGAAGAGATAAGTTGGAATCAGTTCCGGCATATTTAATTGGCCAGCTTGGAAGATGCGATACTTGTTCTAATGAAGAATTGAGTGGTCAGCAGATATTAAATGAGTGTTATCATGCTATAAGCCTGGCTGCAAAGGTAGTCGGTGGGAATCTAATCGTTCTTGAATGCAGGGAGCATATGTATGATAAGTTTTATGAGGGTCAGGGGTTTAAGAAGCTGTATGATGAGCTGAATGATGAAAGCCTATATACCCTTTATAAGAAAATTGATTTTACTGATTATTGGAATACATAGAAATTAAGGCACCCTCCGGGGTGCTTTTCTAATGCAAAATTTTAAGTAGAGGAAGGTGGTGAGCCTGGATGACAAAAAAGCAGAAAAGATTTGTAGAAGAATATTTGATTGACCTGAATGCCACTCAGGCAGCCATTCGGGCGGGGTATTCTCCGGCCACGGCAAAAGAGATCGGATGTGAAAACTTAACAAAACCTAACATTTCAGAAGCAATCGCGAAAGCAATGGCGGAACGTTCGCGAAGGACAGGGGTTAATCAAGATCGCGTACTTCAGGAGTTGGCCAAAATTGCATTTGCAAAGATTACGGACGCAGTGGATCCGAAAACAGCAACCGTGAGGGAAGATGCATCCGAAGATGATTTAGCTTGTATTCAGTCGATTAAAATAAAACCGAATGAGTTTGGAACAGAAAGAGAAATCAAAATGTATGACAAAAGGTCTGCGTTAGTGGATCTCGGAAAACATCTTGGATTATTTAATTCCGATAAGGAGCTTCCTGTATAA